CTCTATAGCAAGGTTTTTATTTTCCTTAGCCAAATCAAGCCATGATTTTTCACTATCCACACGCTTAGCCTTGCCCTGGACAACTGCTGGCCTTGTGCGCGGCTCTTCTAGCTCTTCGAATTCATCGGAAAGGATATAGCGCATAGTGGAACGGCAATTCCAATGGAAAGGATTTCTCGGAAAGTTAAATCCATCTTTCGCGTAGTAATATTTTTTGCCACCACCATCAAGACTGCCCAAACGCTGACAAATTGGACTTGTTCTACTATCGAGTGTAACGACTACAGCCTCACCAATTACCACATCCTGATTAGCCATACCAACCGAAGTCTTAGCGGTTGACGAAATGTGACTTGTCACGTCCTTAGCTAACGTAAATGACCCGCGCTTCATCTGGTTGCTAACCGATGAGTTTTGTCTGCCTGTAATCTGCTGGCTCATTTCGTAAGTGGTCAAACCGTCACGCCAGCCACCAGTAACAATGCGCTTAATTCTATCAGCAGAGTTTGCATTGTAATTTTTGATGCGTTCATCGACTGTATAGGCTTGGTTGTTTAAAACCATCTCAGTGTTAAATGCAGTCTTAATGATCGACTCTAGCGTTGGTCGTGCGATTTTCTGACCAATTAGATTCGATAGCGAAGCCTGATGAAACTTCGCCTCTTCCTTAGCAAGCGCAACAAGCTCGCTCTCTAGTTCTTCTGACCAGCCTCCAAGCTCTACACCAATTAGCTCATTAACAAGCGCTAGAAGCTCATCACGGCGCTTCTTTGTTGGGATTGTATCGGTTGATAGCAACTCTTCACGCAGCGCTTTCATAATCGCGTCAATATGCGTCTGTGCATTACGACCAAGTGACCGACTAAACCGGATAAGTGCTATTTCATGCGATAGCGTTGTTGCCAGTGCTGTTTCTGCCATTTGTGACGGGCCTCACAGATAAATTCGAATGATGGGGTTATTATACATGAAACACAAACGATGAGGACTTGGATGTGAAATACAACATGCGGATATCTCCGGTTGATGATTGCGTTTGGATTAATGGCGAGGCAACACTCATGATTGACGGCGACACGCCAGAAGAAGCGAGGCAGGCCGCACTGATACTTGATAATCACGACCGCCTTACCGAAGAGAATGCGAAGTTGCGAGAGGTACTGGAAAGACTTGTAAATCCAGACAACTGCAAAAAGGATATTATTCACATTATCAGCAACGCTGAGTCGCTACTAAACCAACTAAAGGACCAAAACAATGACAAATAAAGTAAAACCATTCTACATCCGCATCACCGACGACATTACGCCGCAAATGGTGCAAGATGCTTTTGATAAGTGTGTTGATGCTGGGGCGGTTGCTGATGAATGTATCGTGAACACAAACAGAAAACACAGCTACCAAGATGCGTATGATACCCATTTCAATTATTTCGGAGTTGACGACGATAATATTACAGTGCTTTACGACAACAATGATAATTACGGTATTGACGCCCAAGAAATCACCCTAGACCAGCTTGATGAGTGGTTAGGGCTGAAATCAAAAGTTGATTGGTGCGGTAATGGATTGCCGCCGGTTGGAGTCGAGTGTGAGTGGAAAGGAAAGCGTGGCGGATATTGGGTTCCGTGCGTTGTGGTAGCAAATAACGATAAAACTGTAGTTGTGCAAAACAATGGAGATTACAAACATTCTGAATTTGAGATTATCGACTTGAATTATCAGGAGCTACGCAAACCAGAAACGCCAGAACAAAAAGCCGAGCGTGAGCGAATTGAAAACGGCAAGGCTATTTATGATTTAATGAGTAGTATAGAAATGAATCATGACATTGCAGGCACACCAAACACATGGGCGGAGCTTCGCGATGAATGGCAGAGCGTTTACATTCAATTAGCTGAAAGCGTCGGCTACCGCAAACAATAACAAAAGGGCCTTAATTGGCCCTTTCTTTTTACATTCCGAAACCAAGCTCCGCTATATGCTCGTCGAATTCTTCTTTTGACATATCCCCACGGACAACACGCGCACGTTTTAATAACTCAAACCATGACACTTGAGGCAAGTTACCTTCCATCATAGCCGCGTAAGCCACCTGTAGCATCTGCGGATTGACCTCAACATCAAAATAATCACGATTCAACTTAAACACCAACTCATCAGGTTTCACATGCAGATTAGTACCTTCAAAGTAGCGCATGATAAAACGCAGCATATTATGCACCGTATCTTCTACGTTATTACCAAGGGTTGCCATGCTTGCAGTAGATGCGCCTGAGCGAATAGCCGCGCCTGTAGCTGTCTCGTTTGATTGTTGCGTGAATAGACTTGCACCAACCTTAACGGCTTGCTCGAATAGTTTTTCTACCTTGTTCTCTGTCTCTGGTGAGAATTGGGCTTGAATAACCTTTACATCGCCATTCTTAACGTAGTAAGGCATACGACCAGCGAGCGTGAAGCCAAGCGGGTTCATTTCCTCATTCATTGTCTTATCCATATCACCCATATCAACCATCCACTTAGCCTCATTGGCTAAAATCATGGCCTTGTTGGAATAGGCATTCATAACATAGATAGACAGCGAGATTTCAGCCAGTGATGTTAACGGCGTGGAGTCAATCGCCCATTCGTTAGATTGCGAGGATACAAGAAAAAACGGGATTGTATCAGACTGCTTGTTATTAATTAAAACAGGTGTCCACTCATCGGTGTATTCGTCGTCCGTCACTTCCTGGTATTCACAAAGTCCGTTAACTAAGCGGTGGTTAATCAACTTTTGCTTTGAAACATACGTGCCTCCGTCTCGCTCTTGGCAATCCTCAAGCAATGACAAGTAGGTCAGCTTTTCTTCACCGTCGATATATTCAACCTCCCAGTCAATGATATGTAATGCGTCATAGAATGCGGACGTAGGTAGCTTTTTACCTTTGTTCCAATCCGCCATTGTTGCCGATTCTGGATGTGAGCGAACCAGCCAACCACAGCGAGAGCCCCATTGCAGTGCGTTTAACGCCTGTTTGCACTCTTGGTCAATGCCGTTGCCTTTGCCGTCTAGGTTGTCACGCAAGCCCATTAACACCGGATTGTCCACCGTATCGAACTCTGGTTCGCGGCGCATCACGGCGCCAGTGATCGCATTCATAGTAGGGTTAACGATGTTAACGTAGTTAGCCAAACGCCAGGTTAAATCCTCCCAATCCTTCTCAATCTTGGCAGCAAGTGCGGTTACTTTTGGGTCAGTCTTTGCTTCAGGTGGAATAGCGCCAAGGTTTGGCAGATAGGTTTGTTTCTTGCGCTTGATGTTATCCATGACGCAATCCCAATTGCGCAGCCACTGAGGGGCGTTTTCGAGATAGTCTGGATGGTAGGTTACTGTAAGCATAAAAAAGCCTCTATGTTTGATATAGAGGCATTTTAGCAAGGTTTGGTAATGGTGGCTAATCTACTTGACGCAAACTAGTACTGCTGATACCGCGCCGTGCTGTCTCATTTCCTGCTGAATCTTACTATACAGTTCTGGTGTGAAATTTTTCACAGTACCGGCTAGTAGTTTTCCATCTTTATCTTTTGCGTATACTTTCATCACTCAATCTCCCCATTAGCACGAAGGGCGACGCGGCATAGTTCGAGGAATTCATCGCAATAATCACTACGTGTAATTGCCTCTTCGATAGTGCAGTTAATCCCTAGATATTTCGTTTTCAAAAAGTAGCTATCAGCATCTACACGCCAATCAATCTCTCTTTCGACTTTTCTGTAAATTCCGTTTTTGGTTGGGTCGTCGTTCATTGATAGTAAGTTACCAAGTTGCTCCTCTGTTTTTATTTGGTGCCACTCTTGGTTGAATTTCTTAGTATACAACTCCCCGCGCTCAAACTCATCGCGCAAGCCAAAGATAGACTCTGTCACCTTCTCGTATTCGGTGCGTGTGCGCTTAACTGTGGCAATATTGCTATGGATGTTATCAAAGATAAATTCGCCCTCATCATTAGACAACAGGTAGAGCGTAATACTCTCAGTAAGGTGATTGCCTATTGCCTCAACAACAAACTCCATGCTTTCTGGGTACTTGTTATTAGTCCATCTTTTAGCCCCTACAATCTCAGCCCACTCCTTGTAAGTGGGGTAAAACCCGCCAATTTTATCAACTTTAACTTTGTCACCAACTTTCATTTATTTTGCTCCACATCAATAAAACACCCTCAGTTTAGAGGGTGTGGTTTGTTTTGTCTGTGATGGTTGTCACACAACCAACTTCCCATATTTAACTTCTCGCGTGTAAATACAAGCCATATCAAACCGCTTGGGGTAATTTTTGAACCAGTCGTGAAGCGTGCGCTCTGGTACTTCTGAATACTTGATAACTTGAGCCAGGCTACGACAGCCTAGCTCCTTTGCTCGTTGGGATGGGGTCATTTATTCGCCCTCTTGAACAAGTCTAGAAGCTATCGTTAACGCGTCTTCGGTTGCTTTTTTGTAACCATGCTCAGCAATATATTGACCACCATCTCGATGAATAGTGCAAAGCAAGTCGTTAAGCATTTTTAATCTATCGCCAGCAATCTTTGCTATTGAATGTTTTCTTTCTCCAGCTATATCGTGAAAAGTATTCGCGTAGTCAACCTTGTCAATGTAATTGGCTAGAAGGTCTATTTCATTCTCCATGATAAACTCCAATTTTCTTTAAATACGCAAGAAACAAAATCACCACAACACATATAAGCGGCCCTCCTATTAGGGTAATAAATACAAACCATCCACAAACTGTCATTATTTTAAGTCCATAAATTCTTTTAGAGAAAGACCGTGGTTAGTGGTAACAAATTCAACTAGGCGACTTCTAGCCTCTAACTGACTCCAACCTTTACTTTTTATCACTGACTGCATAAAAACACCTTTAAGGTTTTTGTTAATGATTGCGTTTGCTTTTGATGGTTTCATTTTTCCGTTTCCTTCATCTCGTTGGTATGAGTAAATAATACTGCGACACTCGCAGAATATCAACACAAAAAAAAGCCAGCTTTTACACTGGCGTTCTGTTTTGTGACCAACCTCACACTTTAAATCAACCACACATTGGTTTCGGTTTTTGGTGGTTCTCTCTTAACTAGGTGAGGACAAGCGCCCATAATAAAAGCGTCTGCTTTGTTCGGTGACGCAACGTCACGCTTCGCCAAATCCTTTTTACTCTCAACCATATCAAGACCACGCTTCGATGTGTCTTTTCTTGGCGTGCAAAGCTCTGTTTTTAGTTTTTCAAGACAATCAATATCACTTGATATGCTGATCAATTCGCTAGGCTCAAATTTCATCCCTTTGTTAACTGCGTTGTATGTATTTCTCAGCCTATCCGCAACATCTTGCCAAGCTTGGGCCTTTAAGTTCTCAAACTTATCCTTATTGCGAATGTCAGGCGCGTATTTATCATCGGGACGCTCAACGGTTGCGCCAGCGTTAAACTTACTGTATCCACTTAAAAAGCCCTTCGAGTTCAAAGTGGAACCAACGTGAGCACCCACACCGATTGAGTCATAAACAAGCCAGCCATCGTGAACGAATGACCATGCGCGCATAGCTGACTTTTCCAGCTCATCCTCGCCAGCTTTCCACTCTTCAATGTGATCGCATATTGACCCATTAAACACAGCAACCGCGTTTTTATCGTCGCCACTGTCAGCAACGTCATAACCAACCGTTCTACCACCTGATAAATCAATACCCAATTTGATATGAGCATCAACGGCAGCCTCTAGCCAAGAGCGTTTAATGATTGCTTGGTCGTCGTCAGAATATGGAACTCCGAGATAAATGTGCTCGGCAAGTTCATAATCCTCATCAAACTCATTGGCTATATCCATTAACGCCTGCTTACCAAGAAAGCCATTCTCATCATAGTTAATCTTGCGAACAAGAAAGCCCTTTGGTGGGTTGGCTATCAGCCTCTGGTAGCTGTAATCACTCATCACGCCAGGGTTTAATGTAAACCACATTTCTGCGCCTTCGTTGCGCATTATTGTTGGCCTGATAATAGTAAACATGTTTTCGGTTAAATTGTGACTTTCCTCGTTCCACCATACTGTAGCACCCTCAAATGATTTTATTTCGTCGATATTTCTTGCTATACCGTAAAACCTAAATAAAGAGTCGTTATACTTGTGCTCTATTGCGTCAGCATATATCTTGAATTGGCTTTGAAGACCGAAATAGGAAATCTTATCCTTTAGCAAGGTGTAAACAGAGTCAGCTATCCGGTTCTGATACATCCGAGTGCATAAAAACCTTTCCTCTCTGTAGTTTGCCCTTGCTATTGCCACGCCAGCAGCATCATGCGACTTAGACGACATGCGCCCTCCATAAAGCACACGACCAATAACCGGATCGTTATCCGGTGTAACTTTTGTTTTCCAGAAAGACTTAAGGTTCTTATTTAGAGTTGGAGTCATCTGCATAGAAGTCATCTAGTGTTTTTCGCTCTGGCGACATTGAGCCGTCGCTAGATGTGTGGTCGTTCTTGGTCTCTGTTTTATCAGACCAACCGAAGCGATTAGCAAAGTAAAGTTTAACTAGGGGTGAATTTACCTCCTTGTTATACATAAGGTCCTTTCGCATCTGCCTTTCCCAATACGCCTCACCTTCGACCTCTGCACGCGTATATGCGTCTAAAAATTCGTCGTGTGCCTCTTTCCAATTGTGAAGCGTTTGCCTTGTCACCCCACCAATTGCAGCCCTGAACTCGGTAAAACTAGCGCCCTCTTTTGCCATGCTTACAATTAGGTCACAGTACTCCTCTTTGTACTTAGTGGGCGCCCCTCTGCCTCTTTGTTTATTGCTCATTGTAGAAGTCCTCAGCCATGCTTATTAATTCTTTATCGCTAGTATCGCACATATCAGGCCATAAAACATTTAGCTTTCTAGCGTTCTCGCTTCTGGATAGTAGCTGTAAGTTTTCCCAAACGTGAAGGCCACATACAAACTTTGAATTTATTGGAACCACGTGATCAACTTCAAGATTTAGTCTTTTTGATGCTAGGTAAACTAATGGAATATTTTTTCTGGTGGGCCAGTCTGGAGTCTGCTGCTTTATCTTTAATCGCCTCTCAGCACACTTCATTTGGTAGTAGTGTTGGTTTGATTTTCTTTTAGCTATGGACCGCAACCTTTCGCTTTCAACGTTCTTTCTGTACCACTCCCTGCTTTTCTCATTTTTCCCTGGTTGCTTGTAGGATGAGAGGTAGTTTTCCATATAAGACTTTCTATCTTCGCTTTGACGCCTTTTGGCGTCGCTCTTTCTTCCGTTTACTTTTGAGCATTCTCTACAAACGCCAGTGGAAGTAAGCCTATCGTCAATATGACCAAGCTTACATGGCTTACCAGTAAAGTATCTTAGAAGGCCAAACTCTTTAGCTTGCTTTCTATTTATGATGTGAAGATTTAGGTTTGATTTATCCATATTAACTCCGTGTAAGTTAACGTGATTTTTGAGGATTGCAGCGCACGGGTCACGACTCCCATGTTTTCGGCGGCCAAACCTAGCTGCAAGGTTATTATACCACTTAACAAGAAATAAAAAACCCCGCTAGTGCGGGGCCATAAATAGCAATGCCAGCTAGGAATACTGCTTATACAACTCTTCACCTTTCAGTGCGGCATAGTTAACACAATCAATCACGCTATCTTCGTGCAATCGGTCTTGTGAGAACTGGCGTACATCTTTCAGCACTTGAAGCAATAAGGCAACTTCAGCCGCCGTCAGGTTTTTACCGGTAATCGCATTAAACGCCGCAGCAACTGAGTCAAAACTACGCTCTTGATTTCCGTCAGTCTCGTATTCAGCACCGCGCTGTTGCATGATGCTTTTACCTTGCTCTAGTAGATCGATTGCCTTCACGACAACACTACCCCACCTTTATCAGCCATAGCACCTGTAATCATCTTTTTGCCGTGATAAACAGGCATACCGATGCGCTCGCACGCTTGGATTGCCTCACGAAGTTGGTTGATTGCAACTACCTGCTTGCGTGATAAGGGCTTTGCGATTGCGTCCAGTGCTTCTTTTTCTTCTGGTGTTTGTGTTGCGATTTTATCTGTGTTGCTCATTGGTTTATCTCCTTAAGGAAACGAATGTCGTTAATGTCGATTTTTACATACAATGGTGCAAAAGTCGCGTCTAGGTTTTTAATCTGACCTGGTGATAGTGCGCTACCATCGAAGACCACGTGCTTAGATGGCGTACCACTCGCATTTGCAACCATTCGAGCTGGAATTCCCCAACTATCAAGTGTTGATTTAAATTCAATGGCGCATAGTTTGGTAGGTAGCAAGGCTTTACTCAGCATATGGGTTTACTCCGTCATCAATATCAGACCAAAAATCATAACCTTGAGGGGTTTTGTACCAATAAAATGCCTCATCTAGATCTACCCAATCATCAAAATCGCACTCAACACCCTGCAACTTAAACAACTCCGCCTTAGCCCTGACCTCGCCAATCACAGCTGCTACAGCTGGAAATACTTTTAAATCTTCAATTTTTACTTTGGTCATAATTCAATCCCCACACTGAAAGTAATTGCATTTCCTAACAACAACACGGTAGGCTTAACACCGTTAAAATCATAGCTGACATAAGGCGCAACAAATGCCGTCATGCCATCAACCGTCCAGCTTTCCTCGTAGCCCGACACTAAGCCAGCCATTGCGCCGTACTCGAAATCACCATAGTTCAAATGTTTATCGCCCCCAACAAATATCGACGTGTCATTAAACGAGTTTTCATAGATGCCCGCCACGGCGTGCTCATGTCGGATTGCTATGCCCGGGTTCGTTTCATTGTAATCGTGCTGGTTGTCCAAATGTATTGAACCCATTATTAAAAATACATCTATCACTGCCTGCTCTCCCACTCTGCGATTTTCGCCTCTTCAATGCTATCCATGTATTCCCGATAGCAC